ATCAAATAGTCGGAAAGGTACCGTCTTTGCCTGAAGGCTTTGAGAAGATGGCACCCGAAGCACAAGCGAAGATCAGAGAGCTGATTAATGCACAGACAGAATTGAAGCCGATTTCAGTGAAAAAGCTTGTACGTCAAAATACTGAATTGAACAAATTCATGAAAGACAGAAACATGTTTGATCGTTCAGATGCCGATACGCTGAATTTGTTGAGGAGAGTTCAAAGTGCAACAAATCGAGAACTGGAAGCATACGGCAGATCAAAAAACCCTGAGTTTCTGGAAAGATTAAAGGATGCCAACACGACGTATGCGAAAACGGCAAAGCGTGACGCATTGGATCAATTGCTTTCCGACAAGTTGAAACTGGGTTCAGACAAAGAAGAAGTCGCTTACCAATCGCTTGCAACGCTATTGAAGAAACACAAAAACGAGAAGATGCTGAAAAACAATCTTGGTAGCGAACACAAAAGATTGAATGATTTCGTTGAAGCGGCAGAATCGCTTGCATTGATGACGAAAAACAATCCTAATTCGTCAGGTACTGCCACAACAAACTTTGTGCTAGGTATGATATTTAATCCTGTGATGCTATTCAAAGCCGCCGTAGGATCAACCCCTGCGTATCAGTTGCTGACCAACAAGAGGTTTCTGAATCTGGCAACCCGATATGCAAAAGAGCCTACACCCGCACTTTCGAATCAGATATCAAATATATTCCAGAAAGAAACAGGCATGAGCATTCAAACAGCGAACAAGATCATGCATGAGAAAAAAGAGGAGTGAAAGTTATCCACATATCCCCTTACAACAACTTCATGAATGTATTTTGTATTACTTATAGGATGTTGTACCAAAGTCCACTCTTTTTTCTTAATGGTTGGTGTACCAAAGTCCACCAATAACTCATTTTATCTGTGACTTTTCCACAGGTTAAAAAGACAGTCTTAAGCAAAGCCTTCCTTTGACAAAGCTAATATTTAAACTTGGATGGATCGCTTTGATTCGCTTGATGTGAGTGCGACACTTCCTAGAAAATTCATTAACATCGGCATACTGACCACCGAGTTGTTGTTGAAGACTCTCCCAACTGATATACGCAGGCTTTTTGAGTTTGTATATGCGCCATAAGATGAACATGTACAAATCAAGTGCTAACGGTGAGTTTTTGAGAACGCTTAACACCCGTAAATCCAGTGGAACCGCATTGCGGACAATTTCTTGGAAAAAGTCTGTATTTAGCTTGATATAATTATCCCACAGTGACAGGCTATCTTTTGCCGGCTTCTCATCCCACCATAATTGAGCTTGGTGAGAGACTTGGATATTAATTCGTGAGAATCTTTTATCCTTTTCGTATGTCCAAGAAAAAGAAGCGGAAAGAGTTCTTTCAAGTTGCTTGTTGAGCTGTTTATAGGTTTTTCCACCTTTTTTGATGTCAAGTAGTTGGAGAAATTGGGAAAAGCTTTTGCCTAAATGAATCACCGGCGATTGAGTTTTAACAGCTTGCGTAACAAGATAGGCGAGAATCAGTCGTGGATACGCCCCATAGGGTAATCCAATAATTTCTTTACCTTTATAACCAGGCAAAACGTTAATAGCGACATTGCCGTTTTGTCGATACCAATTCCTGCATTCCAGCCCCGGATCACGATAAGGAAGATTTGCCATGAGAAGTAATCTTGACATAAAACCAAGCTCATTGGCTTCTTCTCGTGTTTGTTCGGCAATAGCACCTGAAAGATCGATGATCTGACGTTGACGCTTAGACAAAGCAGGAACGGGTTTTTCAGGACTTGGGACTGGAACAAAAGGAATCACGTCTGATATTTTTTTCATTTTTGATTCTCAGATTTAGTGTATAGCGTCTTCATCATCTTTTAGAAGCGGCTCCAAAACATCAGAAAAAAAAGCTTCTCTCATTTTTTTTCTCTCTCGTTTCAATTTCTCAATGCAGCTCTTGTAACAATCTTCAGTTGTATAAGCAAGAAACATGAATGTTAATATCATACCCTCCTCATCCGGCAGAATTCCTTGAGTCTTGCGCATTTCCGACAAAGCCGTTAAAATCTTTTGACAATCATAGTCTGACAACCTTGAAAACATGATAAAAAAATCATGATGCCATTTACCAAAAATTTTTTCTTTTTCTTCTTCCATCATTTCTTCTCCACGCTTCTATCCAAACGATCGTTCATGTACCGAAACATTTCTCGCCAGTGTGCTTCGTTCTTTTCTAAACGAGCATCAATTATGCTCATTGCTTTCTCAAACCGTGAATCACTCTTCTGCATCTGATCCTTATGCTCTGACCGCCATTCATGAATAGATTTATCGTTAATCTTATATAAGAATACGACCATCCCGACCATGGAACCTATTAAAGTACCACCTAAAGCAATCGTTTGCGTCCAGTCCATTGTGACATCTCCATTCTTTTGTTTCTCAAATTGAAACTACTTTTTCACACCTACCTCCTACAATCAAGGCAAATGCGGAGTCAAACATTCAAGCACGTGATGAACCTGCGCATCTCTTAGGCTTTCTATGAGTACCAGAAAGCATTGGTAACTTTCTTCCGGCAAAGATGCCAATTCAGAAATCAGGATGAGGTACTGTTTTTTGAATGGCGGTGATATCGACATCTTGCGATTTCTGAGTTCGTCGAATGCTTCAGCCTGTTCTTGATCTGTCAAAAGTCGTCGGAAAATTACGTCAGTTAATTCATGGACTGCTCGCATTCTTTGCAATGCATCAATGAAAAATTTGTATGAATCCTTGTTTAACGTGACGATATCATGAATGAGCTGCAAAAGATCATGTTCGTTCTTGGCGCATAGCGGTTTGCTGTCGCTTGAGAAGAGTATCGTGATCAGCTTTGCATAGGTATGATCTCGGTGATCGTTATAGATTGGTATTTCCATGGCCTTAATTACCGAATAGGAATATGGCGGCAATATCTGCAATAAAAAGCGCCAATCCAACTAAAAGAAGCTTATTTTGGAAAGATTTTAAATCTTCCATGTTATTTTTCCTTTCTGATGATAAAAAAGTTACCACGAAAAAATCACGTGTAGACAAAAGAAAAGGTGGAAATTCAGGAAACAAAAAGTAGCTTGTAAATTCGATGAAAGTACAGCATCTCAAAAGGGTTTCTTGGCAGAAAAGTACTTGTTTTAACGACATCAGTCGACTTAATATTTCTTTAGCCATCACGAATTCCTTGTTTGTTCTGTGGTGGTTAGCAGCAGGCTTGATTTAGAGCATCAGGTCTGTTGCCGTTAAGATCGGCAAGCACGGTGCTTGCCGATCTTAATTAGATTAATACTCCGATAAAATGTATACAGGTGAAAAAACAGATATTTTTTACTGGAATATAAAAGGAAGTTGAGAAAAATTATGGAAATAAATGTAGATTTAATGTCCGTCGTATACGCTTTCATGACATTAGGCGTTTATACAACCGTTGTTTGTGTTTTCTTTTATTTACGAAGTGAGAAATCTATCGATAAACAAGATAAACTGATCACAGAATGGCGTGATGAACATAAATCTCAAATAGAAAAAAACGAAAACCATTGGCGTGAAATGTTTACTCACTTCAACAATCGATTCGATAAAATCCACGATAAAGGTTGAAGGTGATGTTGACAATCTTGAAGGAGCTACAAACTCCTTCAAATTCAACAACATTATTATTTTTTATGAAAATGCCACCCTAATCAAAGTTTTTGAGCGAACTTTAGGGAAAGCTAGAAAATCAATGGGATTATTCCCATTATTATTTAAATATACCAGATACAAAATCTCCTTGCAAGAAAAATATATTTTTAAAGCTGTACGGCTATTTTGAATACAAAAGCATTTTGGTAACCTTAATTGCCTAAAGGCCACTCAGCGATCACGTATGAGCTTTTAATGAATATTCTAAACCGGTTTGGTAAGTGTTAGTTACAAGTTCTTGAAAGAGAAGCCGGAAACTCTATTGAGTTGTTCTCGTCTTTTCTTAAATTTTTCATCTCGTTCTTTTCTATAGTCGAGAAGTTGTTGGTCGATAGGCTGTTGTGACAACCAGGTCAAGAAAGAAACATACGAGAAGTAGACGGTGAAAATCGAAAAGATGGCTATGTGAAATATTTTCATTGTTGACAAACCTTTTCACATCAACATACCACATTAATTGTTTTCAATCAACTCCTCTTGCTGCTTTCAACATCTGACACGATCTTACCATCTAGGTAAAACTTATCCACAGAAAATCTTCACTTTCTGTGGTTCCTTTTTGCTTGTTTTTAACCTTTTATATACTTTTAAGTATTTTAGGCGGGTTCAATGCGTTGTATTTATTGGGTTTTTCTGGGTGAACTAGGACATTTACGCTGTGAACTAGGACATTTACGCTGTGAACTAGGACATTTACGCTGTGAACTAGGACATTTACGCTGTGAACTAGGACTTGACCTTTAATAACTTTGTGGATAAGTTGATAATGAATTTACTAACCCTATAGAGTCTTTTTTCATGCTCAAAAAAACTAGTACTGAAATCGTTGTTCAAAGTAATTATTTGGTCGAATCGAGTTATAGGTTAAATTTTCAAGAGAAAAGACTTATTGCGTGGCTTTCAACAAAAATAAGAAAAGATGATGTTGATTTTAAAAAATATAGGGTGAGTATTAAAGAATTTGCGCAAGAAGTTAACTTAGACCCAAATTCACAATACAGAGAGATGAAGAAATTAACCGCGTCTTTGATTACTCGTCTAATTCAAATTGAAGATCAAGAGACCGGTAAAACAAAGCAAATGGCGTGGCTTTGTTTTGCAGAGTGGGATCCAAAAATGGGCATTTGCGATTTAAAATTTCATCCAGATTTGAAACCATACCTTCTTCAGTTAAACGAGAAATTTACGATTGTAAAATTTAATGATTACATGAAACTAGACAGCGCATATTCAATGCGAATTCTTGAACTGTTAGTTCAATATGAATCAATTGGACAAAGAAAAACCACTATTAAAGATATTCGCGCGTGGTGCGGTATACGAAAAGATGAATATAAATTTTATAAAGACTTAAGATGCCGCGTTATAGACCGCGCAAAAACCGAGATCAACGCCAAGACGGAGTATGACATTGACTACACGGAGATCAAAGAATCCCGCAAGGTTGTCGCCATAGAATGGACGATTAAGAAGAAGCCGATTCAACTTGAAGGTACTGCTGAAAAGGTACGTCAACTTCAAAAAGAATACCGTTCTGAATCCGCGTTAATTGACTCATTGGTTGAATATGGCTTTAGCAGAAGTATTGCGAAACGATTCATCACCAACAACGGTGAAGACGTTGTCAGTGATGCTCTAAAATCCGTGAATATTCAAGTTGAGAGGGCTACGGTCAAAAATCCAAGAGCGATGATACAAACCGCGATCAAGGAAAGGTGGAAACCTGATGCCTATAAAAAGCGAAAAGTGGGTTAATTACCCCACTTAGTTCCTTTTACAGTAAATTCTTTTGATCTGCCCGGTAGCTATATCAACTCCAAAATTGCCTTCAATTCTGATTCCCTCCGCGGCAAGAATTAATTCATTTAATTCCTCGTCGCTCTTCAAAAGAACCTCCTTTAAAAGTCGAACAAATAGAGGTTTTTTCATCAACATTTGATACATTTGATAGGGCATTCTCTTTGCCATGAAAACTAGTTCTTCGCTATCCATTGAAAGAGCTTCTGCCATGGCAACAATTTTTTCTTCAGTTGGTAGTTTAATTTCATCCCGTTCCATATAGGAAATTAAAACTGGACTAATATCCACTTTCTCAGCAAACTTTCTTAGGGTATATCCTTTCTCGAGCCGTTTTTTGCGAAGAAAACTTCCAAATAATTCATTACTAGTCATCGCATCTCTCCCAAGAAATAGTGTAATTTCGAACGCCTTTAATCTTTGTTTTTTTGACCATACCAAGCTTTTCCAGCTTGTCTAAACTGTCCGTCACATCGGTATACGGAAGATTGTATTGTTTCGCAATAGTGAGTGCTTTGTGTTGACCTTCACTATTCTTCATGTACTCTTCGACTGTTTTTAAAGCAACCGAGAGCTTTGATTTTCGTTGTGCCGCTTCTCGTTTGAGTGACTCTTCTCGTTCTTTTTTTAATTGGCTATTTCCCTCATCTATCAAAAAATCCTTGTCGGCTTTCTGTTCATTTACGAGCCGCAAATACTGTTGCAAATGATTCTGCATGTTGATTAAATCTTTCACGGATTTCGTTTGTTCATACCGATCTCGCCAGAATTGATAGTGCGCCTTGATTTCTAAAATATTAGGTTCTTTTTTCATGTTTAGACTCCGATCGCTCTGATGAATGAACACCTGTCAGGCGTTTTTCTACCAGTTTAACAGCTAGTTCAGATATGTCACATCCTATCCATTGCATGTTGTTTTTGATTGCCGCTATGATCGTTGTGCCTGAACCACAAAAGGGATCAAATACCACGCCGCCTGCAGGACAACTAGCCTTGATGATTCTCTCGATTAGCGCGATCGGCTTTTGCGTTGGATATCCAAGACGTTCTTTCGACATTGAACCCAATACCTTGACATCATCCCAAAGGTTTGGTACGAGCTTGCCTTTTGCATCCTCAAGATACGTCTTTTTTCGTATTATTCCGTTCGCGGATTTTGGAAATATTAATAGTCCTTCAGCGTCAAATTTTTCCATAGTTTTAGGAGGTACACGCCAGCCATTTTTAGGCGGCGTGTACCCATTGTAGGTATGGTAAAACCCCCGCTTGCAAAAAGAATTTGTAATGCTGTTGCCTCTATATCTTCTGCCATTTTCATCAATATGCCGATAGACTTTTTCAAGGTACTTCTGAAACTCTTCATCCCAAACATATTGATTTTCAAATGAGTATTTACTGCTTTTCGTGTAGAAAAAGATTGTGTCTGTGATTGCTCTAAACTTGCTTTTGATGTTGCTTTTTCCTGAACTCCTCTTCCAGATGATTTCATTTCTGAAATTGTTGTAACCAAAGATTGCGTCCATCATCAGCTTGATGTAATGGCTCGCCGTTGAATCACAGTGCAAGTAAATCGATCCTGTAGGTTTCAAGATCCGTTTCATCTCAAGCAATCGTTCTACCATGTAGATCATGTACACCATTAGAGACGGATTCTTTTTTTTGAGTGCTATCAAAAATGCTTTCCAAAACTGAACCTGGTGGGCATCTATCCCGTAATCACGCATGATCAACGGTATGCGATGCATCTTGGCTATACCGGTCTCGTCCAGTTTCCATGCGTCACAAAAGGCTTCTTCTCCTCCCGCCATGTAGAAATTACGTGCCGAATTGAACGGGGGATCCATATAAATCAGATCTACGCTTTTACTCGTCATTTTTTCTTTCATGATTTCTAAGTTGTCACCGCAGTAAAGCTTGTTGAAAACGGTCATTGGAAAGACTCGCTTTCACTACTTAGTCTCCAGTACAGCAAAGCGATTGCATCTGCTTCATTGTCATCTTTTGTCTCATGTCCCTTTTCTCTGACCGCAGCAATCACTTCTTTCTTGGATGCACCACCATTGTCGGTCATGTGTTTTTTTATTGTTTTAACCGGCACTCCTTGATAAGGAATTTTGTGATCTTCACACCATGATGTTAACATTGCAAGCATGCCGCCGTAAACATGTGCTGCATCGGTACCAAGGTGCCGCCTGACTTCCTCAAAGCAGATCTCTGTGATGCCTTCACGAATGGTGTGGATATTATCTAACCATCGTTGGAACTTCAAGAATCGCATGCCGCCACCGGAAAATCTATCTGCTTGGAAGTTTTCTCTACCAAACAAAATCAAACCGTTGGTTGAAAGTGCCCATCCTGTTTTTGTACCGAGATCAAGGGCAAGTATGTTCATTTTAGACATAGTATTTCTCTATCGTTTCTTTGACTTTTTGCCATCTTTTTTTTCTTCTTTTCATTTTCGACAAGTGATTCATCAGTTTTACCTTGTCTAACGATTTTGACTGATGAGATGGACATGTTCCTATCATCTTTTCAATAACACTTCGCCAAACATCAGAGATTGGTTTAAACATTTGGTTCTCCATAGCAATGTTTGTGAAATGAACAGGTAAAACAGGCTTGCGGTTTCTTCTTTGTTGAGAAGATTCCGTCCGGCATTTCTTCTAACTGATCAATCCGATTTGCCTTAGCAACAAGCCCTTCACCAACAAGTGGTTCGTACTCAATGAGTTCCTCATAGATTGATTCATCGTTCTTGTTGACGGCTAGGAATAGAACTCCTTTAATATAAAGGAGATCTACGGCTAGGTGCATATATGCCTGACACTGAGACCAGTACGTTGCGTTACTTTTGGAAAGACCGTACTTCTTGAGTCTTTTGAAGTTGCCCTCATTCATGGTCTTGAGTTCCAGAATATATTGATTCCCTTGTTCGTCCTTGATGACAGCGTCACAACTTCCCTGTAAAAGGGTGCCCCCGAAAGATAGTTGCGTTGAGATCAATTCAACGCAAGAAAGTTTCTTGATGGAAGAGAAAATTCTCTCCTCCTCAAGATTTCCGCGTTCAAAAATCCTTCCAAGCCTAAATGGAATCTCATATGTGAGCTTTCCATACTTGTTTAGCCAGATATAGCGATCACACTCATGACCAATGACAGAGCAGCCGATATAGCCGCGTGGATTAGTAACGGTTGTTAGCTTTTCCAACTCGGGTATGAGTCTTAACGGTTTTTCCATGTCATAGTCTTTCGATGATGAAAAATCTAACGTTGGTGATCATCAGCGGTAATTTAGTTGGATATGTGTCGTATATCCACTCAAACCACCAGCGGGGGGTTTTAATGAGCATTAAAAACTCCGCGTTCAATGAAGTTAAGAACATCGGATAGTTTATATCGGATGTTACGTTTTCCGATTCTGATAGGGGAGATAAATGTTTCTATATGTTTTTTTCTACGGAAGAAAGTACGTGTTGAAATACCTAATTTTTCAGCAAACTCGGGCGTTTTAATCAGTTGGGAGGGATGAAGAAGATCATCAATTTGATCTGGGTTTTTTAATTCTGAAAATGTTTTCATATTTCACCTAATTTACTAAATAGTTTTATTACTAAGATTCTTAAAATGGAATTACATCATCATCTATCGTTACCGTCGCCTTTGGTCTTTCCTGAACTTGAGCAGTAGGTTTTTTTACCGGAAACGCCATGTAGTTGCTGACATAGTGGTAGGTATTTCCATTATCGGCGGTAAAGTTGCTGACCTCGATGACACATTCTTTTCCAGGAAGAAGAAATAGCTCATTGTAGCTTCTGCCGCCGTCTATAACTTCAGGAAGCCCTAGAGCAGCCGCTAGAGCCTTCATTTTTTTCCAAGCGTTTGCTTTCTTCTTTTCATTGGCATCGTCGAACTTAAACTTGTCGGTAAGTATGAAGCCGTTAAATTCCCAGATGACTTCGGTTACGCGCTCAAATGCAAAACGTGTAGCTTCTTTCGCTTCAAGTATTTTTGCTTCATATTTTCCCGGTGAAATTAGGTCGTATGTCGTCATTGTTTAGTTTCCTTTTGTTGAACGATTATTAAAAGTTTCTTTTAGTTTTAAAAAATGTTCTCGCACGTAATCTGCAAGAACGTCATAGGACATCGGAATATCATATGGCATCCCATAGGTATTCTTAGCCATAAACCGAACGCCTTCATCGGTGAAAAGTCGGCGTTCAGACCCTCTCACCTTGGCGACTTCCTGTCCGAACTTTTCTCGTTGGTGAATGACATCCACCTTGTAGTCGGCAAACAGAACGGCAGAACAACTGTTGACCAGCAGCTTAGTTGCTTTCTCATAGAGATCGATCTGGTATTGCTGGTATCCAACGCCAAGCAGATTGGGATCTCGTTTTTCCTTGTAGTGACCAAGCATGAGAACGGTGAGCTTCCTTTGGGTACGCAATGCCATGATCTTGCTTAAGAACTGCTCCCACAAAGGCATCATCATTTGATAACCTTGACCGTATTGAAATTCCGCCAGTGACTTGGCGTTTTTTGTTTTCAAGATGTGTCGTTCAATGAGTCTTTCCAGTGAACTCAATGAATCAATTACGATCGTCTCATGTTCATGCTCTTCATTGATGAGACGATTGAGAAAGTCTAAAACATCGGTGATTGACTCAAGTTCAATGCCGAAAGATCGATTAGAGTCTACGGACAGCTCGTAAATATTTTTGTCGAGGTCAAGAAACACCGGATTCTTAAACTGCGATGCAAAATAGGATTTGCCGATTCCGTTTCTGCCGTAGATGAGTAACATCGGCGGCATGTATTGGAAGACGGATTTCGCCTCTTTAAGACTAGTTAGATCGGTCATGCTTTTTTCTTTGCCTTTCTTTTATTCGATTTTATTTTTAAATAGTTCTTTTGTGTTGCCTGAATCTGAATAACTTCCTCTTCATGCAATTTGAAAAGATGGTCACTGAGTTGTTTAGCTGATAGAAACTTAATGCTTTTGCTAATTTTAGATTTTGTAACCCATTCGCCGTTTGATACTTTTTCAACAATGCCAAGAACACGTGCGCGCATTTCTTCGATCTGGTTTTCATAAACACCATTTTCAATCATGGCGATTAGCGTATTGAAGGAATGAACGGACACGGCAATCCCCCATTCAACAGCGTCTTTTGTGATGATGTAGTTGCCGCTTCTTCTCTCGGCACCTAAAAGCGACAATTTGGCTGCATGTTCAAAGACTCTTCCAAGAGTTGCATCCAGCATTAAGTATTGCGGTTCTTCGTTTTCAAGAATGAGACAGCGTGTTGCATCAATCTTTTCCTTGAATTCGGTCAACGCCGCGTCAGCCTCCGTGTCAAACACCACACCCGGTCTAAACGGCAATGATATCGTGCTGTTTTGTTTTAAAATGATTTTCAAGTCATCGGAAATGATCAGATTGCGATTAGGATTTGGAAGACGGCTCGTGCCGGTGTCATGAAACACCAGATATCTTGGCAGCACACCCTTTCCGTAATCTTCGGGGGATAAATATTTTATGAGATCAGGCGTTGAAAAAGAGATCTCACAAAAGAACGGATCTTTAATCGGTGTCATGTCCGAGCTTTTGGTCGCAGGCGGTGAGTAGAAATCAGGCATGCTGAACATTTCAAGCTTGAATTTCTCAATGAACATTTCGTGAGTGCTGATATTTTTACTCTTCATCGCCTTAAAAACGTAAGACGCTTCGTCCTGAATCAAAAACATAGCTCCAGCCTGCTTTCTCATCGTCTCTAAAGCTCCTTGGATGGTACCAAGCGAGTGAGTGTAGTGTTTTTCTTGAGCAAGCTCTGTGAGGATCTTTTGAACGCCTTTGAGAATTTGGGTTTTGCCTGTACCGCTAGCACCAATGGCCAACGTCATGAAGTTAGTTTGACATTCTTCTTTGCCTTTTTTAGCAATCAACTTGCGCAACAGAAATCCTGCGAGTACAATTGTTGATGAAAGAGCATACAATGGATTTATATAACTCGACGAGTTTAACAAAAATCCGTAAGTCTCTTTCAAAAAAATGGTTGGAAAGTCAAGAATGTCTTTCTTAACGAACTCCGAAAAGTCAAACAGTTCCGGATTTCCAATCTCTTCACTTGCCGCCACAACCTCTATTGCTTCATCTTGTGGCGGCATGTTGAAAGCCGTTGTAGTTGGAAAAACTTCCTCCGGAGCATCGTACTTCCTTAAGTCGGTTCCCTGTTCCATTGCTCCCCTACTTCCGGCAAAAGACGGTTTTGAAGCTATATAGGTTTTAGGAAACCGTTCATAGCCGTTCTCTCTCGCGTAGTGGATGAGCGTGCCGATACCAACGCCATTGCTTTTTGTCGAAAAACTGTGCCAATGAGGAAAAAGATCATGTTCGCCTTTAAATTTTCGTGACCGGCGCGACCAGTTGCTCCACAAATCAAAAGCCACTGTCGTGCCGCCAAGATGATTATGCAAGGCCATACCGACGCGAATCCATGTATTATAGTCGCAATCAGAGCTAATGAATTCCAACATATCGGTGAGATCACTGTATTGAACGTCCGGAAAATCATTGAATGAATAGGCTTCATATTTTTCAACAGGCTTTTTGATATACAGCTGATCATATTGTACTATCTGGGCATTTGTGAGCAGTTGATCAACACGCTTGGCATCCAAAAACGATCCCATACGATATGCTTCGGCTTTAAAGATACCGCCTTCTCTCACGCACGGCGAAGCCCAGACACGCGATACATCCATACTCGCTTGATGATCTATACCCGGTGGATTTCCAAGAAGAATGATCATTTTATCGTGAAGGGGGTTCCATTCAGAAACGGGAATCGGTGTCAAGAATGGAATGATCAGTCGCCAACGAGGCAATGCAGGTGTATCCGACCAAGTGGAATACCAAAGATGAATGAGATTGTGTCGTTGAACACTTATCAACACATCGGCAACCGGCACGAATTCATCTTTATTGTCGAAATCGAGAACGAGTCCCGTCATCAACGACACGTTCTCTTTCTTACGTGTCGTGTCGGGTTTGTAAATGTTGAAAGAAAAAGGTCGTCCTCTTGATCTTCTTTCTTCCGGACTGAGTACAGGTGGAAATTGCGGTGTGAAGTAGTCACACACCGATTGCCAAGACATCTCTCTCAATTGAGGACGAACGTTTTCAAGACTTTCAAAAAAAGTGATGTTCATAGTGGAAAAGATCATTGACCGCCTCCGCATTTACGACAAGGCAAATCATTTCTTAAATCGCTAATGCCATGCATCCATGCGTGAGCAATATCAATGCGCATTAAAAGACTAGTAAAATCTTCTTTTTTAAGAGCCTTGAAATACTCAATGTCTTTACCTGAACACTCATCCAGCATGATGAGTTCATCAATGAATTTTTTAAACATTACATGTTCCATTTTTTTAGTTGCGAGGACAAAACCTCAAATAGTGGAAACTAGTAAAGCATAAAAAAAATGGCTTGTGTTGAGTCAGGCGAAAAAAGGTAGTTTTTGTAATTCTTCGTGGCGAAGCTATATTTTTTTGTAAAAAATTGATTAAAATCAATAGCTTATTTTTTAAATTCTTCGCGCGAAAAAAGTTGTTTTTTGGTGTTCTTCGTAGCGAAGATTGTGCCTTTTTTACAAAAATTAAGTTTTTTTTGTAGCGAAGCTATGTTTTTTAATGGGGGTTTTGTGAAAAAGTGATTTAAATCAAGGAGTTAATTTTTAAATTCTTCGCGCGAAGATTGAGTTTAGTCATCGCGATGAGTGACAATCATCCAAAGTATATCTATGTACTGTTTTGAAAAGTTTTGAAGTTTTTTGTGTGAAGTAAAATAATCGTAGAATTCATCGCGAGTAAGGTGCGCGTAATGCCTTCCATATTTTTCATAAATTTCTTTTTGGTACTTAAGCAAATTCAAATAGCATTCGTTTATTTTTTTGCTTCTACTAGCTAATTTGAAATTCTTTGAAAAAAGTTCAATATTATTTTCTCTTATAACATCGAGAATCTCTTCTCCGTAAAAAAGCCTCTTGATATTTTGTCCATCAGGTTTATATTTGCCGCCGTTTGAGTAAAAATAGTAAGCATCATTGGCAAATTGTTCATAATTGACCCGTTCAGTTGATTCTAAAGCAAATTGAATAGGTATGTCAGAATAGTAAATGGGGATAGAGTATTGGTAAATAATTTTCAACATTTCATTAAATGTAAAACCAAATTTGATTATTTCATGTTTATATAGCTCTAACTTTTTTGTATGAAAGTCCAATTCTGTTTTTACACTTGCGGTCATCATAAAAGCAGGCTCGTTTTCATAAAGATAATATATTGATGATCCTTCATCATTCCACCTATTATTCAAGCATTCTAATAGCGTAAAAAATGGGCAAATAACTTTTTTTGACATAATTGATTTTTTTCTTAATTGCTTTTTTTAAAGTTTGAAGTCCCATAAATTCGATCCATAGCTTCTTTATTGGACATAACTTGAATTGATTGATGAATTATATTAGCTTTTTTCGAATTTTTCATAAATATTATTCGGTCAACCGTGTAATAGCAAATATGGTACCAAACAGCAAAAAGAGCTGGTATAGCAAGAGCGTAAACCATGTATAATGATCCATATAGACCAAAAACACCTTTAATTGCACTTATACCAAAAACAATTAGAAAAAAGTTTGAAAAGCGCGCTAATGACCAAGATAACGCCATAAGTCGATAACGTGCAATGATAGGAAACATCTTAATGAGTCCAGGCATTACAAGCCCAAAATTAAGCAAAGACATCATTAGTATTTGACAAACAAAAACAAAAATCCAAGATGAATTGTTTTCTAAGCCCCATACGGCCAAAAAAGCACAAATACAACCAACTGATACGTATGTAGCTGTTGTTTTTCTTAGATTCCAGTTAAACCGTAGCGGTAAATAAGTCTTTAGAAGACTCAAAAGAATAGTCCCAATGGAAACATATATGTTGTATAGGGCTAAGTCTTCCGGAGGTGAGTCAATACCAACTACTTGTGGACTAATTTGAAGAAAGCATAGATTAAAAACTGTAGGATACACAATAAAAAGGGAAAATAGCGCAACCACATTTTTTTTGTAAAAAAGTATAGATTTTTTGAAAAAGGAGAGTCCTGTTTCATTATGTGCTAATATATTTACAGCTTGTTGGTCACTGGTGAATTTTTTGTAATCTTCTGATTCTGCGAGGCGAGTTCTTATATATAAAACGAATAAAATGAAGATTCCACAACAAGCAAAAGGGACTCTCCACCCATGTGTATAATCCTTCAAATACGTTAAAGAAGTATAACAAAGTAGCAACGCAATAACGCCTCCTACCTGTTCTGTAACTCCCATGACAGTGACATACCATGGTGCTTGATTATACCATGGTGAATTTCGATCCATAGATGTACTTTCCATAAGGTACAAATTAGCGGCTGTTGGTTCACCTGCTAAAGCTATTCCTTGGATGATACGCAAAATCAGAAGCAATATAACAGAATTTTCGCCCCACGTTTCATAAGTAGGTAAGAAAATGATTAACACAGACGTTATGGCCATCCAGAGAGCCGTATGCAAAATAATAGGTTTTCTGCCATGCTTATCACCAAGATAGGCGAAAATCAGACATGCAATCGGGGCAATTAGGTAAATTTGAGAAAAAGAAAAAGCCTGTAAAAAGAGAGACTTCTCAAATCCTGCCGGGAAAAACTTTTGAGCAATCACTGTCGCAAAATGAATGTACAAATATAAATCAAAAAATTCTAATGTATTACCTATCAGGATAGCTTTTTTATTATTAAACATAATTTTTTATCCTTTTATTGGATCTAAAACGTTTGAAGATAACATCAATTTTTTTCCGTTATATTCACCTCTACCGTTAATAAAATGAACGTAATCTTTCAGATATTGTTCATGAGAAACTTTTTCAAGATGACCATCTTCATCCTCGTAAAATATGTCGACATTGTTTGTTCATATAGTTTCGTTTATTCGGCCAAATATAAATGCTATTTTTTCCCATGCTTCTTGTTCAGTCATTTTAAGTTTTTCTAGAAAGTTAACTCAAAAAACTTTAGTAAAAAACGAAGCAAAAGTACAAATTATATTGCGTGAAAATTCACATGAATTTCTCTTCAGACAAAAAATTTGAATACGCACTTGATTTCCAAAGCAAAATATGTGTAAACTATTTTTAGGTATCTCGGTGTGACATCGACGATGCCTTACCCAAAATCTCTTTTCTTTCGTTTTGTTAAAATCTAAAAATGTTACGTTTTTGAAGCGTAACATTTACGAAAGATTTACGTAACATTTACGTAACATTTTTTTCAAAAAAACAAACAAAATCAAATACTTAAGCTCGTAAAGTAAAATGTTACGTCAAAATATACTTCAAGAGTGAATTTTTCATTGAGAAATATTTTCAGAAAAAATGACGTAACATATTATTAAAAAAAAAAATAATATATATATATCATATACTTATATATACTTTTAAAATTTAAATGTTACGCAAATGTTACGTCAATGTTGCGAAATTGCTACGTCAAAAAACGTAACATTTTGGTTTTCCTGTGGATAACTTTTTCAATCATCGTATTGCTTTTTTGGTGGTGAAAAATGTGCTATGATTAATCAATGAACGATCGTGAGTGTTCTTTCTTGGAAACTATTGAATTTGTCGGTTGCGTGTTCGTTGTTAACCTAGTCGTCATGATGTTGCTTTCTCTGGAAATGTAGCTGTTAAATGGCGGATTTGTTGAGTGTTTGCAAATAATGCACATACTCAATGTGATGATGGTGTAGCGGTGCGAAGTAAGATTGTGAATATGTTTAAGCGTTTGTATAAATATCTGGGCTTATCCGATTTGTTCTGGGCGCTTATGATCCTCGTTGTATATATAGTGTTTATATCGCTGTTGGTGGATTTTTATAAATTTTTATGCTTTTGTAATATAGTGTCTAAACGTTTGTGAGGCGTTTATAGCTGATAAGTAAACGGTAAGTGTTAGTAATAGATGAATAGTACTGATAGAATAGAAAACGCTCACGATGGAGTTATTTTGTTTATTTTAAAACCAAAGCTAACCGCAAATGACTTTTAAGCCTGGAATTGTTACAAATCCTAACGGTCGACCAAGGAAGAAGGTTGATCCTCGATCTGACTTGCTGGAAGAACTCTGCAAGAAACACCGCGGCAACATTGAAAAGGTCGTAGAAGTTGCTATCAAGAAAGCAATGAACGGCGAGGATCGAGCTATTAAGCTAGTAACGGATATGTTCATACCTAAAGCCGGTACTTACGCACCGGTTGAAAAGAACACCACACAAAACAATCTAAACGTTCACATGGCACCGCTGCTAAATAACATGTCACAAGATGAGCATTCAGAGCTATGGCAGCTATTGATGCGTGCTAAGAACAGAACCCCGGCCGTGATTAATGTGACAGATGATGAGGTGGAATAGTTAACTATATCTAAATCCGATGTGTGTAAAAAAGTTTACTCGGCTACACATACCGCTTGCCGTGTGTAAATAAATGTGTAATATTGATATTGTAGCAACAATTTAGGAGATATTACACCATGGCAACTATTGGTTACGCACGGGTCAGCTCAATTGGCCAAAAGCTCGATGTCCAGTTAGAAAAATTACAACTCCGAGGCTGTGAGAAGGTTTATCAAGAAAAAGAAAGTGCCGCCAACACCACCAAGAGGCCACAGCTAACGGCATGTCTGGATTATGTACGCGAAGGCGATAGCTTAGTTATCACCAAGCTAGATCGCCTTGCACGCTCGACCCTCGATCTTTGCAATATCGCTAAGCGTCTCACAGACAAGGGAGTTGACTTGCAGGTGATTGACCAAAACATTGATACATCGAGTTCGACAGGACGACTGATGTTTAACATGCTCGCCACTATTGCGCAATTTGAAACCGAAATCAGAGCCGAGCGGCAAATGGATGGTATCAGAAAGGCCAAGGCAAGTGGTGTGGTGTTTGGAAGGATTAAGACTCTCACACCTGATCAAGTCATAGAGCTTAAAAGGAAGCGTCAAAGCGGCATCCTCATTAAAGATCTCATGGCTGAATACAGGCTCTCTAAAAAGTCTATCTATAATTACCTAGATCTGTCTAAAGCGTTTGAAGGGGGGGGTAGGGGGTAGGGGGGATCCCATCGATCAGAAAAAGAATTTGATATTGATATAGCTATCACGAGAGAGAAACTTTCCAACTGTGACTTAAGTGTTACAGCAATTTCTCAAATAATTTTATAAGATAGGTTTTTTATAAATCTAACATGGATAACTTAAATGATAAAAACAGCAACACTTTTAGCCTTGATGGCCTGTACTGCTTTTGCCAATGTTGATAATCACGCAGAAATCAAAAAAGGTATTGAAGCTAAAAATGACCACAGAAACTTTGTAGCAACAATATCTAACGAGATGTCACAATACAAATACCCCACTCAATCCGGTATAAAAACCAAAACGAATCACATGCCAAAAGTATATTTGGAATATATTGGCTCTGAGCATTTTGGGTTCTCGCTTTCTCAAAAAATGAATCTTGAAAAAAAAATTATGAAACAAAACCTAGATGGAGAAGCGCGTTTTTCTTTTGATAAACAAGAAACGGGTGTATTTGGAAAATACGCCGGTCAGGTTTGGTCAACAGTAACAGGTATTAGGGCAGGAATAATCAACTCTAAAGGTTACGTAGCAGGAAGAGGATACATAGACATAGACCTTGGCGGCTTTTCTATGACTCTTTTTTCGGATAACGCCTTTAAAGTGAATCCATGCTTTTCTGTATTAGCCAATGCTTTTGTTAGCAAAAACCCGCTTGACAATGTGTTAGTAGGGTTTGACTTAGGTACAACTATGAAACTTTCATCCGGTTCTCCTCTTTCTGTGATACCGATGATTCATTACGAACGTAGTACAAACAGGAAGGACTCATCTTTGAAGTTGGATACAAAATCAGCATCATTGAAAGTGGCTTACGATTTGACAAAAGATGTATCACTTTTTGGGAAGCCATACATCTCTCACAACAAGACGTTTGGTTCACAAAAAGGTTTGCTTGTTGGCATTTCAGCCAAAATGTGATAAGAATTTAAATGTCAACACGAAACAACAGGAGCTAATCATGAAAAAACGATCATTAGAATTATTTAAAGCTAGTCCATTTTTTTGTGTGACTATTGCCTCAAAATAAAAATATTCTTTTTGCACAATGACTTAGATTGTGTTAAATTGAAGAGACTTTAGTGAGTTAAAAAAGCTGCTAATTCCGAGGGTTCAGAATTAGCAGCTTTTTTTAATTTAAGAATTAATAGCTTTTTTTAGCACCTTACTAGCACCCAATGAAGGTAGTTTTGTATCCGGAATATTGATAGGATCTCCGGTGCGAGGGTCTCGACCTTTCATGGCCTTTCTTTTCCTGACGGTAAATTTCCCAAATCCAGGAATAGCGACGGGTTCATCCATCTTCAAGCTTTCTGTAATGATTTGGAATACAGCGTCTAATGCTTGGCTTGCATCATCTTTCTTTAACTTTGCCTGCTTGGCTATTTCTTCAATCAACTGGTTTTTGTTCATTTTAAATCATCCTATTTAGAGTATTGTGATATTAATCTTAAGCAATAGGCGGTGACTCTGTCTAGTCAAATGCAGCCGATATAACCATAATGACAACTACAATAATTAAATGGGAACTAATGTTGTCCTAAAATACTCCCGACGTACACATCACCCCTATTCCATAGATGATATTATTCACTTTAAAGTCGCATAATGCTTATTATACGATCAGATAAAAATCATACAACCCCTTATAACCATTATGTTTTAAGCGCTTTTAAGCCTCATAATATCTATTAATTTTAAGATAATTAGGCCCTCATCAGTACACAAAAACACCCTGATCGTTCGCTTTTACCCCGTTTCTGTAATTCGACCCAAACTTACTCACAGATTCTGTGGATAACAGGATCGTCTTTCTTCTAGGAATCCGTTCATGCTATTGTTTAGAAAAATCAATTGCAGAAAGGTTAATTTCATGTTGTCTAAATTTCTTGACCCAAAGAATGACGTTTGTTTTCGCAAGATCTTTGGGACTGAAAAAAACAAAGATATTCTGATTCACTTTTTGAATGACATGGTAACGTTCAGAGAGAGACACCCGATTACGGACGTGACGTTTCTTAAAACTGTTCAAGATCCTGAGACAGCGGCGCAGAAGACGAGTATTGTTGATGTGTTGTGTCGGGATGAACATGGTCATCAATACATTGTTGAGTTACAGGTTGCCAAGGAAAAGGGTTTTGCAAAACGTGCACAGTATTATGCGGCGAAAGCGTATAGCTCCCAGATGAGAGTCGGCGGTGCTTATGCGGATTTGAAAGAGATCATCTTCATTGCGATTGCAGACTTCATCATGTTCCCCGAAAAGGAGGCGTATAAGTCTGATCATATCATTTTGGATCGAGCGACGCAGTCAAACGATCTGAAAGATTTTTCATTTACATTTTTGGAATTGCCGAAGTTCAAAAAGCGGATAGACGATCTATCAAACATGGTCGAGAAGTGGAGTTACTTCTTCTTGCACGCGGAAGAGACGAGGGAAGAGGATTTAGCGTCGATTATCGGCTCTGATGAGATCATTGAGCGTGTGTATCAAGAGTTGAACCGCTTCTCCTGGAATGAGGAAGAGCTGTTAACCTATGATCAGGCGGAGAAGTATGCAGGATCATACAAAGCGTCGATGGATCAGCGGTATGATGAAGGTATGGAAAAAGGTATGGAAAAAGGTATCGAAAAAGGTATCGAAAAAGGCATATTGCAGGTGGCAACGGCACTGTTGAATCAAGGTGTTGCGTCTCCTCTCATTGTGGAGGCTACCGGTTTGTCAATGGACAAGATTGAAGAGCTGCTGAAAAATAGCTGATGATTTTCATGCTTGGCTTTTCGCGTTAATTCTGGTAGATCTTTGTTTGTTGTAATTTCATTATTTTTTAAAACTTTTCACAAATTCCAAAAAAGAGAAGATCTGTTATACCTTGCAGATTTTCTCTTTTTTTTGTTCAAATCGTTGTTTTTTCAGCAGAATTTTGCTATATTCAAAGAATGAAGGAGCGAATTCCATCGCCCTTTTTTGAGTAAAAAGGACTGTTTGTTTGAGCGGCGTTTCCCACCTTGGTTTTTCAGTTAATCAGTTGACGGCTTTCGCGGAAAAAAGCTTTTTATTTTACAAGCCGACACCGAAGCAAGCACAATTTCATGAAGCCAGTCTTTTGGCAAAAGAACGTCTGTTTCTTGGCGGTAACAGAACGGGAAAGACCAATGCCGTTTGCATGGAACTGGCATTTCACCTCACAGGTGTTTATCCGCCTTGGTGGAAGGGGTATCGTTTTTCACGTCCGATCAATGCCATATCTTCTTCCGTAAGCCTCAAAGATACGCGCGATATTCTGCAACGAAAGATGTTTGTAGGTGATTTGGACGGCACGATGCCACCGATATTGCACCAAAGCTACGTTGCCGACAAAACACACACCAACGTGGCAGGAGCTTGGGATACGGTGTGGATCAACCATGTGTCCGGTGGCAGGTCAGAACTCAAGTTTAAGGCTTTTCAACAAGGTGAGTCGTCTTGGCAGGGTGTGAAGGCGGATTTTATCCATATGGATGAATTACCTAACTTTCGTGTCTATCAGGAAGCGTTGGTTCGGATCTCGGAGTTTGACAAGGAGAAGACGTTTCTGGTGGCGAGTATGTGGCCGGAAAAAGGCAAGGACGATTTGATTGCGCACTTTCTGGACAACGGTGCGGAAGGTGAAGTCAAGGACGGACGTTTCTATATCACTGCATCTTGGCAAGACAATCCGTATTTAAAACAGGAAACGATCGATCACCTTAGAAAATCCATTCCAAAATGGCAATTAGAAGCGCGTGAACACGGCGTGCCTGTGTTTGGCCAAGGCAAGGTTTTCACGATGATGGAATCGGAATTGTTCGTTGAACCGTTTGAGATTCCAAAGCATTTCGCTTGCGTTTACGGGCTTGATCCATCGGCCTCCTCAGGAGGGACATGGGGTTGTGTACTTCTTGCTCATGACCGTGATTCGGATATTGTCTATGTGGTACGAGATTACAAGCTGAGTAATGCGACACCGACCGAACATGCAAACAATATCCTTCAGATGGTACCTGACTGGTGTACAGGCATGGTTGATCCTGCAGGTGCCGGTGAAAACATGCACACAAAAGAAAAGACGTTAGATTTTCTGCAGATTAAGTCGGGGCTTCGTCTAGTCAAAGCTCACAAAACGAACAATGCCAAAGAAGCCGTGATTGATGAAATCTATGAACGGGTTCGTGGGGACAGATTCAAGATATTCCATAGTGAAAAAGGTGTTGGCTGTCGGCATGCGGTGAATGAGTTTCGGCAATACGCCAGAGATGAGAACGGCATCATCATTAAGAAGAATGATCATTGTTTGGATGCGATGTTCTATGCGCTGAACGGTTTAGCGCAAGCAAGAACAGCTGTGGAGTTTGCTTACGATACTACCCCAAAATGGGCAAATTCAGGTTTAATTTAAGAGGAAAAAATGAGTAACTTAAAATTGGTAACATGTATCTTTTTAGCAGGATCTTTCCTAGTTGGATGTCTTCCGGCTGTTTTTTTTGAAGAAGAGGCAAGAACAGTTGTTGATGACGTTGTTGACGAAGAAGAACGACTACATCCGTATCCGGGGGCAGCGGCATATCCGCCGTCATATTTTCCGGAAAGGCGTTTAGGTAGATACCAAAGTAGTTCTAATTCTTTGGAAAACAAAAGAAGAAGTGTAAGAATCGAGGCAGGAAGGCCAAGACGATAACAATGGATTCATCTTCAAAAACGGTGAAGATCTTGTCTTTGGACGGTGGCGGTATGAGAGGATATTTTTCCGCTACTTTTCTGAAGCGATTTTGCCTTGATGCAGGCATTCAACCAAACAAATTGTACGATTCTTTTGATATCATCACCGGTACAAGTATTGGCGGGATACAGGCGTTAGGGTATGCATACGGGAAAACGCCTGAAGAGATGAGACAGTTTTTCGCAAGTAAAGGTTCTAGTATTTTTGCCTACAATTCTATCTTGCCGCTATCCGCCTACAAGTTCAGTGTCATCATGGGATTACCAACCTACCCATCAACTTTTTACGCGCAAGAGCCTTTAAAGACAGCGTTAACGGAGGTGTTTGGAAATACACTGAAACTATCTGATCTTTCCGGAAAAGTGATCATTCCAGCATGGGATACGCACGAAGATCAATCTGCTATATTTTCCAATATTTCAGGACTTGAACCATTCTTGAGTGGTGCCGATCGATCCATCGTTGATGTTGGCCTTGCAACGAGTGCAGCGCCGCTTTACTTTCCGCCTGCATCGGTTAATAGCCATACGATGATTGACGGCGGTGTCTATGTCAACAATCCGGTAACGCTTGCCTATTCGGTAGCTAAGAAGATGTTTCCCGGAGTTGCACGTTTTTGCATTCTTTCCGTCGGTACGGGTGTTGCGCACAATGACTTCATACCGGAAACGACGTTGAAATTGAAAACCGTTGATTCCGAGCTGGAACAAGAAACCAAAAAAGAAATCGAAAAAATCAGACAAAAGCTTTTAAAAAAATATCCGGATAAAAAAGAACAGGTGATGTTTTTGACGCAAAATCTGAATAGCATTGCACCGTATAACGTCGACTACATTTTCTATCTGATGGATAACGTTTTCATTCCCGGGCCACAAGAACTGAATGCGAAGGTGATGGAATTTGAAGCAACGGATGTGTATGACGATATCTTTTTCAATCGCTTTCAGTATCAATTTTTACCGGGACAAGATTCGAGTTTAGACAACTACTCTGCTGCAAATTTAGCGAACCTAGAGCAATATGCGATGACGCAATATGATGCTGATTTGTTGAACATTCAGAAATTTATTGCCCATTTTAATGCGAGGGAATAATGAAATATATTCCTGGCTATACCGATCCGTTCGTCTCACCTGTCACCGGCATTCTGGCATCACATTTGCAACTACCGGATTTGGAGCGTGGTTACGTTTGGATCGGTGACAAGCATAACCGACCAACGCCGTCTTTCAAGCTAATAGACTTAACGATTGATGTAAGATCTCTTCAGCAACAGGTTGAATCTATTTCTGAAGCTCCTGTGGTGATCAGTACGCCTGTTTCTACTTTTCCTAATGCCCAGGCTCTAAGTGATCTTGACGACGGAATAATGAAGAATATAGGCGGCCTGATTCAAATTGCTATTCCAGGAACAGATTATCTTGATCTGGTCAATGAGGGATATGCGGATGGAACTATTCCTATCGTTTTACGAGACAAGGTCATTACAAGATCGAAACTTCAAATTATCAATATTGATGCTGATCACGATAATATTTCAGGAATCAATACCGTGACGTGTCGTGATCTACTCGCTACAGTTCAGGGGGGAGCTGGGGGGAGTATCAGAGCAGATCAGCAAGTTTTATCTCTGAATACAGTGGAAGGACGTCAGTTTATTTTTTATGATTATAATGCTGCTCATAGCTATACGAACTATGTCAGCTTAAAAGCGCCTGCTTCAGTGGCGACGAATATCAATTGGGTAATGCCCGATACAGTGAGTACCACAGGACAAGTTTTAACGGATATCGGTAATGTTCCTCTTTCAACAGACAGACAGCTTGCCTTCACAAATATGCCTTCCGTGGATGCGACGTACATTTTAAAACAGTCCCATAATAGTCTTCCAAATGCGCAAGCATTAAACCAACTCGTTGGAGCGATGCCAAAAATCTTGAAAGCGGCGACAGATGGTAGCATTGAAGTGGCGATCCGCGATCAGGATTATGCAACCAAAGAGACTTTAGAACAAATCAAGGCAGAAACGGAAGCATTCAAAAATGAAGCTGCGATTTCAGCTGTTGAGGCAGCAGTATCCGAAATTGAAGCAACAGGTGCCGCAGCAGAAGCAACAGGTGCCGCAGCAGAAGCAACAGGTGCCGCAGCAGAAGCAACAGGTGCCGCAGCGACAGCAACAGGTGCCGCAGCAGAAGCAACAGGTGCCGCAGCGACAGCAACAGGTGCCGCAGCAGAAGCAACAGGTGCCGCAGCAGAAGCAACAGGTGCCGCAGCAGAAGCAACAGGTGCCGCAGCAGAAGCAACAGGTGCCGCAGCGACAGCAACAGGTGCCGCAGCAGAAGCAACAGGTGCCGCAGCGACAGCAACAGGTGCCGCAGCAGAAGCAACAGGTGCCGCAGCGACA